TAAGTCTAAAATTAGTAAAATGCCACCAATTTGATGAGAGCCGATAGAGCTAAAACCTAGCATTTCTTAATCCAAACTTTCTCGCCATCTATACAAACTTCTATTGTATGATTTTGATATTTTAATCGTGCTACTTCATAGATTTTATCTTCATTGATCTTGCCTCGTTGTGAAACAAAAGGGCGTTTAATCTTAACCTCTTGAGGTTTTTCCCAATCAGCAAAATAAGAGTGATTAGGCTTATCAGCGTTATAGATCATATTAATACTCCTTCAAAGCGCATAGTGCCTGTTCTAGTACCAAAATCCTCTGGAGATAATGAAGCAACTATATAATAATTTTGCTCTGTGCTTGCTACGGTTTTATCATCTAAAGCTAGAGCGTCGCCCTTACCTAGCGCTTGTGTAAAATCTGTATCGCCAACTTCGGCTACTTGAAAATCTAAATCAACTGGTGGTGTGGCTACGCTTGTGCCATTATAAACATAAAAAACAGCGTCTTCTACTTCAAAATCAGACGTATCTTCTATCTTAATTAAAAGCGTTGCTTCGCTATCGACAACTGTGCTTAAACTTTGATTTGCACCCTCATTTATTGAAACTTGATTACTTGATACATAGCGATTATTATTAGGCGTGTTAGCGCTTGATTTATCAGCACCTGCACTTGTTTTAACGTGAGTGCTTTTGTTATAATCCCCAACAATAATTGTTGAATTAAAACCCATACCAGCAAATTGCAAAATATCTGTTTCTGCTATCTCTGTATTGGTTGTGCCTTGCAAATACCAAGTAAAAGTTGACATATTATTCCTTTATATTCCGTTATAAGCGTGTCTATAAGTAACGTTTAGATTTGTATTAGCGTCATCGCCACTTAATACTTCAAACTCAATTCCATTTCCACCTGGTTGCAATCCAAAAAAATCACCACTAAATACGCCAAAATTACTTACACCATTAAGCGTAACTGTTCTATTCTTAACATCTACTACTACAACTTGACCAGTAGTTAAATTATCAATTTCAAAATCCTCGCCAGTTGATAGGTTTATTATTTTAATATCAGTACCAGCGCCAGTAATAGTAAAAATCGGATCAGTTATTTCAGTTCCATTATTAGTAAGAGTAATTAAATCATTAGCGTCAAAATCTTGATCTACTTCTGTCTGTGAGTAAAATCGATAATCACTAGCTTCAAGTTCAAATAAGAAACTATGTATTTGATGAGTGTAGGGCATTGTTAGACGGATAATTTCGGCTTGAAATCTCAAAAGCAAGTCATCATAGGTAGTAACCTCAAAAAGCTTTTCTTTCCCTAACTGACGAACTACTGTGAGCAATTGTCGACGCTGTGCAAACTTATCGCTTGCTACTAAATCGCCTTGAAATGACATACGCCTTCTACCAAACTTTGAGTTAACATAATAAGCGCCATATTGTCTAGCAACGTCTTCAATAGACGTTAGTACTTCCGGATATTCAAAGCCATCAAATCTACGCAAAATTGTTCCATTAGAATTATCATAAAAAGTATAGCTTGAGCCACTATCTTGATCTGTTATTTTTATTTGTTTCATATTTCCCTTAATGCATTAAAGAACTCTTAAAGCCTAACTCTCTAGTTATCATATCAACGTCTGACTTCTCATATACATTACCGATATTAACAATAGCACTACCACCTCCACCAAAGCCACCTTCGCCAAAAGCAACTTCATTAGGAATAACGTCAGAGCCTCTAGGTAGATTAACTATTTCGGGACCCTTTTCACCCACTAATGCGAGTCCACCACCAAAGTTCTGTACACCTTCAGCATAGCCATATCGAGCTTTATTAGTTCCGTATCCAAACAAATTAGACATAATTTGACCTGGCGACAAAGCGTTTATTATTCTATTAAGTAGCTCGCCTTTTCTATTTTCCCAAGTCCATATTAAACCGTCAATAAAACTACGCATTGTATTTTCACTACCTGTTTTTGCACCTCTAGCAGAGCTTCTACTTATATCATTAGCAATAGTATTACCAATATCTTGAGAAGTTTTAGATATTTGAGGCAACGTATTTCTCAAAGCGTTATTAAAATTAGTACCAGATGTTTGTCCAGCTTGCGCACCCTCTTCTCTTATCCTAGCTAAACGTTTTTGATGATTTTTTTCTTCCTCTACACTCTGTTCTTCAAATTGACGTTTTAATCTAGCTATATCATCAAGTTTTGCCTGATCTTTGACCTTATCGACACTATCTTGATGAGCTTGTAAAATGCCTAATTCTTCTTCAAGCGTAGTTCTAATGTTGCTAACTCTTGTACTGTGTTGTTGCTCTAGCGCTAAAGTTTCTTCTTCATATTTTGCAATTTTTTCTGCAATTGCTTTATTGTTTTGCTCAACTTCATCTTTTAATCGATCTTCTAAATCGCTTATTCTATCTTGACTGGCGTCAACTATTTTCTTTGTTTCGTCATCAACTTGATCTTTTATTTCATTTACTTTTTCTTGATGTATAAACTCCTCATTGTCAAGTCTGCGTCTTAATGTTTCTAAAACTTCTTCATTTGCCCACTCGCCCTTTGCTAATTCATTTTCAATTTGCGACTCAATAATTGCTACTCGCTTTGCGTATTCTTTTTCTTCCTCATCTGATTGCTTTTTACCTAATGCTAAAACTTCTGCTACCTTATCTTCTTGTTTTCTAATTTCACGTGCTAACTGTTTCTCAATAGTTTCTACTTTTTTGAGATGGCTTTGTTCCATATCAGCCATTGATTGATGAAACTCTTGAGTTCTTTTAGCTACTGCTTCTTCATAACTTTGATTTTCTGTTCTTAAATCTTCTTGTAAACTTTTAACCTTATCTTGGTGCGCCCATACTAAATCAGCTAATGATCTTTCAAATTGTAATTGTCTTTTAGCCGTTGCTTCTTTGTATGCTTCAGTTTCTTCAGCTAAATCTTCCATTATTTTTTGCGCTTTATTTCCTGACGCTAGTTCTTCATTATCAAACTGACTTAATCGCTCATCAGTCTGGTTTCCTGCTTCTTTACTATAAACATCAGTGATGGCTTCTTGAGCAGTAACTGCATTTAAAACTATGTCTTCAAAACCAATTTTAAGAGCGTTAAAAGCACCTTCAAAATCCCCTGTCAATGCTTTTGCTATTGATGAGAATACTGTTCTTAAAACTATGCCTGTTGTTTTAACAACTTGCACTAGTCTAATAAACATAACTGTTAACTCTTGTATCATTGAAATTAAGAAGCTAGATCCCTCGCCACTCAACCTTAAACTCTGCATTAAATAAGAGAAGGCTGGTAGCACTGCGTTACCAATCTCTTTCTTGAGATCATTGAAAGCATTATTAGTTTGAGCAATTTGTCCTTCAAAAGTTCCAGCTTGTGCCTCTGCGCTACCTGTAAAAACAGCCAATCTATTTAAGATAATATTTTGCGCTTCTATAACGTTTCCACTTTCAACTAGCGCTTTAACTTTATCTTTTTCTGCTTCTGTGAATGTTATTCCAGCTTGTGTTAATCTACCCATACCCTGTATCGGGTCATTAAGCGCCGAGCCGACTTGTCTTGCTACTGCTTCAATTTGCGACATTGTTGGTACACCACCAGCCATAGCAGTTGCCATATCAATCATCGCTTGTGTTGCTTGTGGAAATATCTCTTCGCCTATGCGAGTGTATTGCAATAAAACGTTTATACCAGCTTGAGCAAAATCATTTTGAATAGCTGTTGTGGCTTGTATTTCGTCAGCCATTATTTTAACTTGAGTGGCTGATACTCCAGCAATTTTTCCTGTCGCATTTACGATAGCATTAGTTTGTGCTAAAGCTCTGTTAGATTGATTTGCTAATTCTATAATTTCGCCTAATTGATCTCCAAGCATTTTAATTGTACGTAATGCAAGAAATCCCTTAACTAAATCGCCTATGGACATAGTTAAACCGATAATCCCTTTTTTGTTTTCCTCTGCTTCTTGATTGATATCTTTTAAAGCGTCTGCAAATCTTTTATTTTCATCAGTAGCGTTTCTAGAAGCTGTGGCGTTTCTGTCTATTTCGTCAGTTCCTCTAGATAAAGCTTCCGATAATTCTTCTGTCGCATTATCTAAATCGGTAACCCCTAGTTGTAGAGGTTGCATATGTTCTAGCGCAATAGCATAATTCTCCTGACTCTGTGTAGCCGAATCAGTATGTTTTTCTATATTGGAAAAAGATGAAGATAAATTACCTAAAGTTTGATTTAACGCACTAACGTTTTTATCAGCTACATCAGTTTCAGATTTAAACTCATCAATTTTTTGTTTTGCTGATTTAATCGCTTTGTCTAGGCTGTCTGTTAGAGCTGTTATTGTCCAAACTACTGTGCCTGCTTGTTCTGCCATTTTTTGCCTTTAGGTACTAGTTTGGACTCACTCGGGTCTCGATTTTTTTTATTAAATGATTTTATTAAATTGCGTAATTCGTCCCTATCTTTAATTATATCACTTTCAACATCATCTTCAATAATGCGACTTACGCTTTTGAGTTTTTGCTTGATTGTTTGAGGTTTTAATTTATTGAAAATACTAGAATAAAGCAAATCATAATAATTTTCGGCTTTAGTAATCATAGCCTCATCCAGTAACCAGTAAAAAACAAGGGCTTTTTCTTTAAGTAGGGTTTGATAAGTATATCCGGGATAATGATTTAAGAATATGCTAATTACTCTTGTAAATCTGCTTTTTTTTTAGGTGTAACGTCTTGTGCTTTTTTCAGTCCTTCGGGCTTTGTTCCGTCCATTACAAATCTAACAAGCGCTGTTAACTGATCTTTGGTTAACTCAAGTTCTTCAATTTTAGGCACGATTGGTTTTAGAGCATTGTTAATTTTAGTAAGCGCTTCTTTAACTGATTTTGCTTTAGTTAATTGCACCTCTAAATCAGCCACTCTTAACATCTGTTCAACCGTTGGGTGCTTGCACTCATACTCTTTACCATTGAAAATAATGGTTCTATTCTCTGGTAGTAATTGATCTAAATTAAGATTGTCAGCCATAATTCCTTTACTCTCTAAATATAATTCTAAAACTCAATGTGAAAAGTTTGCGACCTTCAATGTCTTCGCCCATATCAGTCATTATACCATTAGCCACCGATAAGTAAATATAAAAATTATCTGTTTCCCAAGCGACTTTTCTATGTAATATATCTGATATATCTTGTAAACCAGCACGTGCTTCATCTGTAACTCTAAACCTAGCCCAGACGTCAAGATTTTGCTCATAATAGCCTAAACTCGGGCTAGGTGGGGGTGATGGCGCTTCTACTAGCCAAAGCACGTCTTCAACTTTAGCTGGCGCTTTAGATCGATATATATTTTCAATTCCTTGACTTTTTAAATAAGCGTGTATATCTTTTATTATTGTCATTAAACTGCGTACCTTTTAATATAATTGCTAGTATTTTTTAATACTTGCTCTGCTGGATCAATTAAGTATCTTTTCTTTTTTCCTGGATAAGTATATTTTCTTACAACGTGAGTTCCATCTACCCTCATACCTCGATGTTGATATGAAGCGTAAGGCGTGCTGTATTTAATTTGTCTAGTTAAATATTTAGGGTTGTATATGCGTCCAGTAGATTTGAGAGTGCCACCACCTTTACTAACTGGTACTTGTTCTTTTGATAAGCGTAAAACATCAACTACAATAGCCGATAAAATATTATCTACGCTCTGATGTATTTTCTTTGTTATCGCTTGTGAGTTATCTTTAACTACTACTGACATCATCCTCAATTCCACTTGCGTATTTATCTAGCAAGCATTTCAAAAAATAAATCTGATCGCCCCTTAATCGTCTAGCTTCTGTTATTTGACTAACCCGAAAATAATCGTCCTTAAACTTGATAATTGTACCCTCGCTTATGTTCTCATCTGGTTTAACCCATAATATAGCGTCTGATCTAATTTCCTCACGATTGCTTATATTATCTAAATCAGTAATCCACCTAAACCTGCATTTAATTGCGTCTTTATCTGTATAAACTAAATCGCCATCATCATTATAAGTTGTCGATACAATATAACAATCTTGTTCTAAAGCGTGATTTAACATTAGATATTAACCTTTCGCCAGTAGTCTATTTTGTCAAAAATAGCTTTGTCTTGATCTGTTTTCTCGCTACCAGTTAAAATCTCATAACTATAACCCTCAATACTTTCTCGCTTGAAGTCGCCTACATTTCGACTACTAGCAAAGAATAAACCAACCAATGTTGCAGTTGCCATTTGAATATCTAGAGGCACTTTGCCAGTATAAAAAACACCAGTTATTTCAACACCCGATCTAACATTAGGAAACACCCGATCTCGCAAAAACAAACTATTCTTCCAATTAGAGTTTAGAGGGTAATAAGTGTATGAAGTTGATGGTACAGTATTTGTAACGTTGCCTAATGAGTCGTAAAATCTGACAAGTGAGATTGAAATAAAATCGTCTATAAACAGCTCTCTTTTGCCATTTCCATCAAAAAACTTGGTTTCGCTCAAGGCACTAGCTTCTAAGACGCCCAAATCCAGCCATTTGCGACCAGTATAAGCGTTAATAGCCTCGCCAACTGCCTCAATAGCGCTTTCAATTATCGCCTCTTCTTCGTTTGTTAAACTTCTTTGAAGCACGTTTTCTACCATTGTTTGATCTGTATAAGAACTCATTTTCTTTATCCTTTTTCTTAATAGGTTTGATGATTGCCCTATGGATTATTTCTTTAATTGAGAGCATATTTTCATTATATCACGTAATCAAAAACAAAAGCAAAAACCCCAGCTATTCGGCTGGGGCTTGCTCTGGGCTAGTTAAATGATTTAACTAATATCGCCTAAGACTAAAACCGAGTACGCCTCTGGATGTACGTGTACCTGGTTCATTCTCACTCTAGCTCTGATCGCTTGAGCGTCCTGTTGCATTAAGTTCAGCAACACGTTGCCACGTGCGTCAGTAATAACGCCAGTATTGAAGAATTGAGTTTGCATTGGAACTCTAACCGAGAGAATTGTATTTCTCAAATCTCCGAAGATTAGGAATGGATCTCCATCTTCAATCTCGTTAATAGAAGGTAGCACCTCAGTCAAAGAGTATGGCATACCCCAAATAGTACCAGACGCACCACCGTCAATTCCAGGTTGCCAAATATATCGATTTGAACTATCTTTCAACCTTTGAATCAGCCCTAATAGGCTTCTGTGCAGATAAAATCTGCCATTAGACATAGATGGGGTAGGTACTTCGTACATCATCTCGTTAAGAGCGTCTGCAATAGTAACGTCTTCAGTTAAACTGGAAACGCTAACTTGTGCTGTGCCGGTAGCATTTAAGATACCATAGACATCATCATCAGTATCGTTCTCTGTGAAAACTAACTGATCTTGTCTAATTGCATTTGCACGTGCAAATCTATTAGTCAAATCTGACCATAGATCAATAGCGCTGTCTTCTAATAAGGTGTCTGATACAGGCACAATGCCAGTATATTCAAGATGAGTTAGAGTAAATTGCTCGTAACTGGTTTCTTGTTTAGACTTAACACCCAATTCAGAGGTTTTGACTAAAGTCAAGTCATCACCACCTTTAATTCCTCGTAAAGAGTTATTAGTTGTTCGGCGCAAATTGACGTAACGAGCCGCTACACCATATTCTTCCTCTAATCGACTAACTTCTGCAATAAACTCTTCAGGTGGAATAATCGCACCGTTATCATCGGTAGTCATAGCTTGTTTGCCGACGACATTTAGATAGTCATTGTAGTTATTAGTAACTAAACCCTTAAACCAGAGTTTGGTTTTTTCCTCTTTGGAAACTTCGCCACTAAACTTAACGCTTGGAGAGAAGTTAACATTTTTTCTCATAATATTGCTTTCTAAAGAACTAGTAATTTTATCAAGTGAAGCTTTGAGTCTTTTTAATTCCTCTTTGACTTCGTCGTCTTGTTCTTTGACTGGTTCTTCTTTGACTTCCTCTTTTGGTTCTTCCTCAATGGGTTGTTCCTCAACAGGTTCTTCTACTACTAATTTTTCGTCCTTTTCTTTTTGGACTATGTCTTTTTTTTCTGACATTTCAAATCCTTCCTGCCTTTCGGCATTAAACTTCGAGATATCTTTTTTAGTGATAATCCCTTTACTAATTGCTAAAGCTAGAGCCTCGCTATTTGCTGGAATAGGTACTGATGAGTGTTCAATCATTTCAGCCTTTGTATACCTATTATCGTCAATTTCTTTCGGAATAAACCCGATTGAAAAAGCCTTCATATAGCCACCCTTGTATAACTTGTAAATCTTATGAGCAAAGCTGTCTTCATCAATCGCAAACTTGACTTTCGCAATTAACTTGCCATCTTTTTTCTTTAGAGTTAAAGTCTTTCCGATAGGTGGTTGTGAATAATCGTGCGCCCATAGTACAACAGGATTTTTCATATACTTTGAAGTATCTAGTCCTTTTAATTCTAGAATCTCGCCGTGTCTATCCTCTGACTCTGTCGCTACGATTGCTTCAATTATACCGTCTCCTAAGTCTTTAGCTTTTTGTATTGCTAATAAGGCTTTTCTCATTTTATTAGCTCACAAAAACAACGTTTGAGTCGTCATCAGTTGCGTCTTCATCAACCAAGGCTGTGAACGTAACTTGATACACTCTTTCGTTTTCAACTTGATACAAAACTTCAACTGGTGAAGTAGGAACAGCGTTCCTAAAAGTCCAACTTTCAGTTCCATCAAAGGGAGTTAAAACAATTTCGTTGCCCTCGACTTCTCGTCCAGCTAAACCACCAATTTGTAAGTTATTACCACCAGTTGTTGAACCTGCAATAGCTTTATTCAAGTTTGCAAGCGTGGTTTCTGCCATCGTGATTTGAATTGTTACTTCATAACCAAGAATAGACGCTTTGACTGGAGTAGTACCCCACTTGCCTGATTGGTGCAAATGCACGTTAGGCTCGACATTAACAACTATGCCTTCTGGAGTAGTATGACCAACATCAATACTATTGACAGTTAGTTCTCCTGCGCCGATATGAAAGTTCTCAAAACCTGCCATATCTTTATTTCCTTTCAACCTATAAAAAAAGTTGCCACTAAGACAACTTGTTAAGGTTTATCTAGTTTGTGGGGATCTGTGTCCTCAAATATATAAGAGCTTCAAAGAGCTTCTATAACCTATTATTTCATTTCTTGCAAAAATTGTCAATCAATCTGCTTTAACTTTACTATCCCTAGTCTTTAGTTTCTCAATAAACTTATCCAGCGTTTGAGTAGTAACCTTAAATCTAACAATGCGCTTACACCGACCACACTTAACTTCGCCTACTCCAAAATCAAGTTTCATTAACATACGCCCACAATATTTACATCTAACTTCAATCATAATTTTTCTAAATCAACTTTGTATTCTCTATTAAGCAGTCGATCAAATAGAGCGCCAATGTTATTTATTAAATCATCTAAACTAAATTGCTTTAACCAATTTGGCTTTTTAAGACTAATTTCTTTTAGTTCCGGAATAACAATATCTTTTAGGTTCTTAATCGCTACTTCGTCTTTAGCCTCTGGAAACTCTTTCAATTTAAGCTCATCTAGGCTATGTAGGAGTTTGTCTAGTGCCTCATTTTGGGCTTTAACACTATCAACAAGCGTTTGTCTGTCCTTTTGTTCTGCTAAACCCTTTTTGACTAGTTCTAATCGATTTGTAATTTCGTTTAGTTTTTTGCCAGCGCTCATTTAATTAACTCCTCAATTTTAGCTAAAGTATCGTTTAATTCTTTTTTACCTTTTGATAGTTCCTCTTTTTCTTCAGCCATCGTTTGTAGGAGTTCTTTCGCCTCTTTAGTTCGTTTATCCATTTCCTTATATTCATAAAGCATTTTCTCTAATTGTTCGAGTTTATAGTCTTTCATTTGATCTCGATTAACTGGGATAATCGTACAGCGACAATTAGGGTGTAGTGGTGGGTGTTCAACGTCTTCATAATCGGCTACATAGCTACCACCATCAAGCCCAGATACTACTTCGCCTAAATTAACAAAATTAGTATTTAGTTGAACAACTTGTTTGTGTAGTGGTTGGCAAAACTCACAAGCGTCTGGATTTGCTATCCACTCTTTACCGACAACGCTAGGTAGATATTGCATAGCTTCAAGCGAGGCTAGGTTGGATAAGTGTATTGTTTCAGTTCTAGCAATCCTTGTACTTCTTACGTCAGTTGCGCTGTCGTATATATTATTTATCCGATCTCGCATTTGTCTTACGCTCTCGCCCTCAATCGTTGCTTCAGTTATAGTTTCGTTAATAGCTTCAAGTGTATCTTGATCTACGTCAAAAGCCCATCTTGTAATACGTGATGTTATCTCATTTTGTAAATTGGGCGTTAGCTCTAATTCCTCGACAACGTTAATATCATCTGCAAAATCAAATATATGTTTTGATTGCTCAATAACTATTTGTGTAGCTAGAGGCAGTATTAACTCTTGCCAAAGTAATTTTGAGTCTAGCTCATCAAAAAACCACTCTTCAAAGTTCTTGATCGTCAACTCTTTACCCTTAAATGTTTTCATTCTGTTTAATATCTCTGATCTTTGCTTCTCAAATACTTTGTTTACTTGTGTCTTAAAAGGTTGTTCCCACCTCTCTTGTTCTTTGTATAAGTTCTTACGCATTATCTCGGCTTGTTCATACCGATCTAATTTCTTTTCTACCTTTGGGTTTTCCACAGACTTTTCAACATTGTGGGTATGTCCACAATCGCACTCGCTTTTAATTGAGCGCTCTTCCTGTTCGTTATCTTCTTGCTCTTCTTGCTCTTCTTGCTCATCATCTTCTGGTTCAATAATAGGCTCTGCGTCTTTTTTTACTTCCATAGGTGTTAGCGATAGTGGTTGCCATATTAAATCGCCACCCTCTTTTTCTGGAATATCAGTACCCATAATTTGATTACGTTCTCTGATAATATCGTTAGTAGTTAGCCACTTGTTAATACCAGCAGTCCACTCTTCTACTCTGTCTTGTATTGTTTCTGGGTTAGGGTCTTTATATTCTAAAGATAGATTATCCCTATATAGAGGTTTTACTAAGCTATGATTTAATTGATCTATAAATCGATCTAATTCTGGTTTAATAACGTTCTCAAACCATACGCCTCGCATTTCTCTACTATTAGCTCTGTTAACGTCATCTGTAATACCCATAATGGTATTAGACGTTCTAAACATAAACATAATATCTTCACGTGTAATATCTTTTACTTTTTGCAAATCAATGCCCTCTAAGTCCATACCTAGTTTAGCCCAGTCGATACCATCAAAGCCCTTTAATAAAAGAGTTTTACCAGCATTAGTCGTACCTGTGTATTCTTGCTTAAACTTTTCTTTTAATTGTTGAAACTGCTCATCGTTCATTTTGCCTTGCAAGTTTAAGATACCAGATGGACGACCAGAGTTAAAAATTGAGTTTTTAGTCCACTCACTCGCATATTCTTCTGTTTGCAAATAAGACATAGACGCTTCAATTACGCCCATACCTCGCCAAGGGTTCATAGGATTAGGATATTTATGATGAATAATTTCTTCAGGCTCAAATTCTTCTCTGCTACCATCATCAAGTCTTAATATATATTTTTTAATAGATCCTGTCTTATCCTTATTGATCTCAATATCTACTAAATCGGGTCTTAATAAGTAAAGCTCTTTTGGTTTTTTGCTTATTCCACCATTAACTCTATACCAAAAACTTTCGCCAGCTAATTTCATATAAGTTGCGTGTAATTCTCTAAATTGAAAACCTGATTGTTGTGGATTAGGCGACTCAAGTAAATCAATTAACTCGTGGCTGTTTAACTCTTTTGTTTTGTCGCCTATCGTTGACATCATCTTGTAGCTAGTTTTAGCAAAATCAAGAGCAAACGCCGAGACAATAGTAAAAACATAACGGTTATACTGTTCTAATTGTTGACGTTTGCTCCATTTACCAGGTAGTTGCCATTGCCAAGAAGCAATAGATTGACCAAGTCCTAAATAGTTTTTCTTAATTGATGAAAACGTTTTTTGAAATATATTCATAAAATTATAGAAGCTCTAGGCTTTCTATTTTTTTAACTAGTATAATAATATCTTACCATTTTATTAAATAAATGAGTAGTCCACGTTGCCCTCATTGATTGTTCGCCAAGCCATTTCCAAAGCGTCTAATCCGTCTAAAAACTCTGTTTCTGGATAGTCTTGCATATCTTTCCATAACTGATTGTCGCCCTTAAATAAAATATGTTTATTATTTATATGAGGCTCTAGGCTCTCTATTCGCTCATTTTTGTTTCTATTTTGCTGAATACCTTGAAATGGTATGTATAGACCTTGCTTTTTGCTTTTACTATCAGTTACTTCCATAAAATACTTTTGAAATTGTATAGTTTCAAATACAAACCTAGTAAACTTATAAGGGAAGTTGAATATAACTCTGATTGCCTCGTCAGGCGACATATGATCTACTATGCTATCAACTTCATAGATTTGACCTGCTTGATCTTTACCTAAAACAATTATTCCAATCTTGCTACTCTTTTTGTGTTCGCCTAATGATGGGTCAATAGCGCCATAGTATTCTAAATCTTTAGGTAGGTTTTCATACTTGCTTGGTTTGAAATAAGAAAACTCGTTGGCTTCCGGAAACTTGACTAAATAATAACGCTTCCAGTCTTTAACAGTAGTCTGTTGTTTTTTTTCTTCTAACTCTGGTTCTGTAAATCTGCCCTCTTTAATTGCTTCTTCTAAACTAATTCTAGTTTTATGATATAAGTCGCTATTATATGCTTTTTCAAATACGCTATTCTCTATGCAGTTGCCCGACATAATCAATTTACCCCAGCCACCCTCACGTTCCGGCATACGTACTATTTTAGAAAATTGATTTTCTTGTTTTATAAGTCCTGCTTCCTCTAAAACTACAACGTCGCCACCCTCGCCTACTACGCCCTCGCCCTCGCTTACGATTGATCTTGAGTCTATTGATGTAACAAATATCCAGCCACCATTTGACCATCTTAACGTGCTTTTAGATACAGTTACTTTTAGCTTCTCTATATCAGTAATAGCTTTGATATTTATTAAACCGTCATATAGTTCTGGGTGGTCTGCAATATGATCGACAATATAATCCATAATTTTGCGTGCTTTATCGTATGAGCCAGCTACTATTGGGATTTTCAGTTTTTCAAATACGGCTAAATAGATTAAAGCAATCGCTAATAATTCACTTTTACCATACCTAGTCGGGGCTGACATCCATACCCACTTCTTACGCCTATCTACTATTGAAGCAAATAACCTACATTGACCATCAGTAATAGGAAAAGGTTTATCGTTAGAGTCCTTAAAATAAGTATGTACTATTTTTTTAATCGCCTTTGTCGTCTTCATCATCGTTTTCAATTATGGCTCTTAATGCCTCTGCAACTTCTTTTGAACCTGTGTCTATTTTGCCTAAATGCTCTAATTGTTGTTTCTCAACATACCCTCTGTTTTTGCCTTTAGTCTTTAATGAAAATATGATTGCTGTTGTATCGCCCTCATCTATTCGTTTAACAAGTGCATTCTCTGCAAAGTCCAAAAATATTTCTTCTGGTTCAATCGACTCTATTTCTTTTCTAAAGTCCTCATCGTTTTCTAGCCAATTATAAAATGTCTGTCGGCTAATATCTACTTGCTTACAAGTCTGTGTTACATTACCAAATACTTTTGGGAATACATCTATAACTGCCTTTTTTAGTAGTTTATTGTCCATTTTCGTCAATTTTAACCTCCTTTTTTTTCTTATTAAATTGATGTCTAATTCTAATCATCTTATTGGTTTCCCACGCTTTGCGATATTCTGTGTTTTCAAATAACTTACTAAATCCTGTTATATGTTTTAGTCTAATCAGCTCATCTATTTCCATACCTAGTTCTTTGCATATTTCTTGATCTGTCCAGCCATTATCTAACATATTAAATACCATATTAGACATACCACCTATATTGTGTTCTCCTCTTGCTCTATTATGCCTAATCGTGCTAGCCATTCGATCGTTAATATCTTTGTTAATAACTACGATTGGCAATAAGCCTTTGTTTCGCTCTCTTATGTCTTTTTTAAGTTTGCAAATATAATATCTATGAAAGCCATCTACGATAATATACTTTTTCTTTTTTTCATCATAAATCGTAACTATTGGCTGGGTATAGCCATCGTGTAATATAGACGTATAAAGCAAGCCCATTTCTCGTTCAGCCACCTTGTTCGGGTTGTAGTCGTTTGGCTCTACCTCATCAACGTTTACCCATCTAATACGATCTACTGGTTGAGATTGCATTTCAGATAAACCATATAAAAAATCACATAATTCTTCTAC